ACATAAAATAACTGCAACTGGGTTACACTGTATAATAAATAGTAAAGGAAGAGTATTTGTCTTTACAGAAGAAGAATACGAGCATCTAAAATGGTGGCAATTAGTTAGGATCAAGTATGATTTTTAGGCTACCTAAACCTATTAGAGATTGGATTAGATCTAAGAATCTTCCTCCAGATAAATGGAGGGAAGTCTCAGAGTGCTGTGGAGCTGGTAGATGGAGAGAGACAAGTAGATGTGAAGATTGTAAAGAAATAGCTAATTTTATAGAAGTAAATTATTAAAGCAAATCAATATGAAATTCAATTTAAAGATAGAGTACTTAGGTAAAGTAGAAAATAAACACGAAGCAGAGAAGGATATGTATCATCTAACTTTTAAGACTTATAATGCAGAGATAACTGGTAAGTTTGAGAGAAGTGAGTTAAGACATTTAATAGAGCAATTAGATAACGCAATAGTATGAAGTCTCTCTGGAGAAAAAATAAGTATGGCAAATGGTATAAGCTAAAACCAGCTACAGATAAAGTTAAGTTTATAGCTTGTGATGAAGGAAGTCAAACTAACTATTATAGTAGAACAAATAAAAAATCTAAATATATAGATGATAGTTTATGAAAGCAAAGAAACTAAACCAACAGCAAAGAATAGCTAGGCTAGAAAAACTATTTACTCAAATGTATCTTAAGTTAGAAGCTTTTAAAGTAAGGCTAGGTCAATGCGAAAATAAACATAATGAAGATAAAACTACTAGATAATACTATCCACGATCAACAGGAACTAATTGATAATTCTTATTCAGATGAGTTCTACTATGGCTACTTAGGTAAAGCAGCTTTTTCCTCTAGCAATTTAAAACTATTATTAGATAGTCCTAAGAGCTATCACTACGCTATGAAGTATGGCAATGAGTCAAGCTCTCAAGCCTTAAGAGATGGGTGGCTTTTCCATACCTACCTCCTCGAGCCAGAAAAGCTGGATGATATTGTATTTGTAGAGGTGCAAAGTAAAAACTCTAAAAAGTTTAAAGAAGCTGCAGCAGAGTATCCAGATGTATTTACTGCAAAAGAAAGAAATGACTGTGAGAGATTAGTAGATGCTATGAGTAAAAACTCTAGAGCTATGGAACTAATGAGAGACAGTAGAACTGAAATACCATCAGTAGGAGAAATATTTGGATATCCTTTTAGAGCTAAGGCAGACATCTTAAAAAACAAAGGAGGGATAGTAGATCTAAAAACTACTATTGATGTAAGAAACTTTAATAGATCCGCATATAAGTTTCGCTATTTTTTACAAGTGTATATATACTGCCAATTATTCAACTGTAGTTATAAGGACTTTAAATTCCTCTGCATAGATAAAAAGAACTTAGACATAGCTGTATGGGATGTTTCTAAGGAGTTCTATGAAGTAGGAGAGGAACAAGTAGAAAGAGCAATAGACATATATAACGATTACAATAGAGATGACTTTGATGTAAATGATTTCACTATAACAGGAACACTATGACAGAGAAACAAATAAAAGATCTAGATTACGTAAGAGATAAAATACTATTTCATACTAATATAGATGTAAAGAATCCAGAGAGTAAAATAAAAAATATAAATGCTAGAATCATATTCTCTAATATAGCTAGAATACAGTATAAAGAAATGAGTATTAAATCTATAGGAAATTACTTAGGTAAATCTCATCCTTCTGTTTCTAGATACTTAAGAGACTTTTACTTAATTCAGAATTATACTAACAATTATGAAAGGTATTACTATGATGTATATAAAGCTATACTTTTTGAAATGAACTCAGAGAAGCTAATTAATATTAAAAAGATTTCTAAAGATTTTGTAAGTAATAAGATATCAAAACTTAAACAAGCACTCAAAGAAGTAGCAGAAGCATTACAAATAAAATAAAAGAAACGTTATATTAGTAAAGGATAACTATGGCTTATAAAACAGAAGAACTAAGAAGAGACAGTCTAAAAGCAATTAAAGACAAAAACTTAATCTTTATTGGAGATATCTTTGGCTATACAGGATTTAGTAAGAGAGCTTTCTATGATCATAAACTGCACGAATGTAACGATATAAAAAGAGCTTTAGAAACAAATAGAGTTAATATGAAAGTCGATATGAGACAGAAGTGGTATAAGAGTGATAATCCTACTTTACAAATAGGACTAATGAAACTTATAGCAGATGATGAAGAAGCTCATAGACTTAACGGAACTAAGCGAGAGATAAAGCACGATACAACTGATAAAGAAATAAATATAAAGATTCATAGATAATTGGATGTAAATGTCAATGTAGTATTTGAGCATCTTTTAGATAGTCAAAAGAAAATAGTAGTAGAGCAAGGTGGAACAAGATCTGGAAAGACTTATAACATTTTGCTCTTTATTATATTCCACTACTGCCAAGTAAATACTGGTAAGACTATCACTATATGTCGTAAGACATTCCCAGCTTTAAGATCCTCAGTAATGAGAGACTTTATAGATATACTTAAAATACATAATAAGTATGCTGAGGGCAACCACAACAAAAGTAATAGTGAGTATGATCTAAACGGAAACCTAATAGAGTTTATTAGTGTGGATCAACCACAAAAGATTAGAGGTCGTAAAAGAGAGTTTCTGTTTATTAATGAAGCTAATGAGTTAGACTATGAGGATTGGCAACAGTTAGTATTTAGAACAACTGAAAAGATTATTATTGACTTTAACCCTTCTGACTTCTATCACTGGATCTATGATAAGGTAATACCTAGAGAAGATGTAGAGTTCTTTAAAACTACATACTTAGATAATAAGTTTCTAGACTCTAGTATCATAGATGAGATAGAGAGACTTAAACAAACAGATGAGCATTACTGGAGAATATACGGACTAGGAGAGAGGGGATATAGTAAAGCAACTATATTTAAATACTATGAGACTGATGACATACCAGAAGATGCAGAGCTTGTAAGTTATGGACTTGACTACGGATATACTAATGATCCTACAGCTATGGTAGGTGTATGGAAAAAAGATTATGAGCTATACATAAAAGAATGTATCTACCAAACTATGATGACAGGAAGAGATATCCATCATAAGCTAAAAGACTTAGGAATAAACAAAGAGCTAATCTATGCAGACTCTGCAGAGCCTAGACTAAATGAAGAGCTAAGAAGAATGGGTTGGAATATAAGACCTAGTGTAAAAGGTAAAGACTCTATTAATGCTGGAATAGATTTACTTAAGAGATATAAACTAAACATAACTAAAGATAGCCATCACGCTATACAGGAGTTTAGAGATTACAAATGGAAAGAAGATAAAAGCGGAAAGCTTACTAACCAACCAGAGCCAAAGAACGATCACCTTATTGATGCGACCAGGTATAGTACTTATTCTATTATGAGTAAAGTAAACTTTGGTAAGTATGCAATCCGTTAAAACTAATAAATTTTACGTTATATTATTATGAAGATCAAACTAAATGTACCTACAGAATTAGGAGAGATAAAGCTATCAGACTATGTTAAGTATCTGAAAGTATTAGAAGTTAATCAAGATGATGACTATAGTGATGTCTTTGTTCATCAGAAAATACTAGACATCTTTTGTGGAGTTCCACTAATAGAAGCAGTAGAATATAAGATGAGTGATGTAAGAAAAGTAGTAGGAACAATTACTGATACACTTAATCAGAAACCAGAGCTAGTAAAGACATTTAAGTTAGGAGATACTGAGTTTGGTTTTATACCTAAGCTAGATGATATGACCTTTGGAGAGTATGTAGATCTAGATTCTAATTTAGGAAGCTGGGATAATATGTATAAAGCAATGGCTGTTCTATATAGACCAGTTAAGCAAAAAATAAAAGATAAGTATCTCATAGAAGATTATAAAGGGGATCTGTATTATGATGCTATGATACATACTCCAATGGATGCAGTAGTAAGTAGTATGCTTTTTTTTTACAATTTAGGGAAAGAATTGTCGATAGCTATGACGAAATATTTGGAGGAGGAGAATCTTCTGGAGGACTCAGTGCTGAATCAAACTTCTCTAATAAATGGGGATGGTATCAATCAATACAAGCACTTAGCGGATTTAATATAATGAAAGTAGATGAGGTTACTAAACTAAATCTACATAAGTGTTTATATGCTTTAGCCTTTATGAAAGAGAAAGCAGAGTTAGAAAGAAGAAGAATAAAAAAGAATTTTAAATGATAGATAGTATTAATCACATATTAGGTTTCTGTGGAGAGGGACATCCTAATATCTTCACTATTATACTTATTAGTTTATTAGTAGTAAAGGGAACGTTAAAAGAAAAAAGAATTAAATGACAGCAATAACACACAGAGGAGCAATAGCTTACTATGATGTAATGGACACTCTAAAAGATTTACTATTAGCAGATGTAAATGTTAATACAGTAACTAGAGGAGATATAACTCAAGTAAACCTCAACAAGCAAGATATCTTTCCTTTATCACATATAATGTTAAACAACGTTACAGAGAATGGACAGACAATGACATTTAACTTTAGCATCTTAGCTATGGATCTGGTAGATGTAAATAAAGAAGAAACTACAGATATCTTTAGAGGAAATAATAATGAGATGGATGTATTAAACACTCAATTAGCTGTGCTAAATAAGTTTATACAACAATTAAGAAAAGGTACTACTC